TCAAGAACTAGTATATTCAGAAAGAGAGTATGCAAATGAATTCATAAAACTAGTAGACACTCCATTAAGTTATAGTGGGGGAGAGGGTAAGGTTGCAATGGTAAACTCTACCGAGACAGCTATAGAGTTCACGACAATAATACAAGATAAACATTATACACATGACCAAGGTATGCCTAGTCAAGTGTGGACTATAAATCATGGTCTAAATAAATTCCCAACAGCAGCAGCAGTCGATACGGCTAACACAGTTGTTATGGGACAAATAGATTATATAGATTTAAACAATATAACAATAACATTTAACGCTTCCTTTTCGGGCGAGGCTTATTTAAACTAATTTTTAAAAACAAAAAAATGGCTGTATTGACATCCCCTGGGTTTGATTTAACCCCAGCACCAGAGCAAAAAGCTTTGGCGTCAAATTATATCACTGACTTTAATTTCTTGAACCAGTATCTTCCTGATACTTACGAGAAAGAATTCGAGCGCTACGGAAACCGTACTATCGCTGGTTTCTTGCGTATGGTAGGAGCGGAGATGCCTTCTAACTCTGACCTCATCAAGTGGGCTGAGCAAGGACGTTTGCATATTAAGTATGACGCTTGTGTTACGGCAACTGCTGACGCAGCGGATACTGCAACGTGGGCTATCACTCTTCCTGTTGGAACTACTAATAGCGCTTTGCGTGTAGGTCAAACCATTATGATTTCTTCTGCGGCAGGAGCTGCTACGCTTAATAACAAAGCTGTTATTACTCAGGTAGACGCCGTTGCTGCTGGGGCTTTTAATATTAACGTAGCTTACTATGAAGCTGGCGGTCAGGCAGCTGGTATGCAAGCGTCTACTGCTTGTACCATCTTCGTTTATGGTTCTGAGTTTGCCAAAGGCACAACTGGTATGGTTGGTTCTTTGGAGGCTGAGGACAACTTCTTTGAGAATAAGCCAATTATCTTGAAGGATAAGTACGCTGTCAACGGTTCTGATATGGCTCAAATCGGTTGGGTTGAAGTAACTTCTGAAAACGGAGCTACTGGATACCTATGGTATCTGAAGTCTGAGCACGAGACACGTCTTCGTTTCGACGACTACTTGGAGACTGCTATGATTGAAGCTGTCCCTGCGGAAGTAGGCTCGGGTGCTTTGGCAGCTTTGAGTTCTCAAGCAACAGCAGGAGCTGCTGGTAACACAGCCGCTGGTTCAGAAGGTGTGTTCTACGTAGTTAACGCTCGAGGAAACGTATTCCAAGGCGTCCCAACTACATTGGCTGAGTTTGACACTATCATCCAGCGATTGGATAAGCAGGGTTCTATCGAAGAAAATGTAATCTTCGTTAACCGCGACTTCTCATTCGCTATTGACGATATGTTGGCTGCTCAGAACTCTTACGGTACTGGTGGCACTTCGTACGGTCTCTTTGACAATGACGAAGAGATGGCGTTGAACCTCGGCTTCCGTGGCTTCCGACGTGGTTATGACTTCTATAAGTCTGACTGGAAGTACTTGAACGACCCAACTATGCGTGGTGGTTTGAATGGCGGTAAGGTAGACGGCTTGTTGGTGCCAGCTGGTTCAACAACTGTATACGACCAAATTATGGGTAAGAACGCTAAGCGACCTTTCCTCCACGTTCGGTACCGAGCTTCAGAAACTGAAGACCGTCGTTACAAGACTTGGATTACTGGTTCTGCTGGTGGAGCACGTACTAGCGACCTCGACGCTATGGAAGTCAACTTCCTGTCTGAGCGAGCTGTATGTACACTCGGCGCGAACAACTTCTTCTTGTTCCGTGACTAATCTCTGAAAGGGAGGGGGCAGTAAAACCCCCTCCCCTTTTTTCTTATAAATTCTCAATTTAATAAAATGAAAAAACAAGCTCAACTCGTAGACAAGGTCTACAAGCTTAACCGCGACGTGGCACCGCTAACCTTTGCGCTGTCTTCCCGCAACACCGCCCGTAAGCCTCTTATGTATTTTGACGGACAAGTCAATCGCGCTTTACGGTATGCTCGCAATCAAAAAACTCCATTCGAAGACGAGCAAGACGGAAACTTTATTTTAGAACCAATCGTCTTTGAAGACGGGTTCCTTTCGGTACCAAAAGAAAACCAGGTACTACAGCATTTTTTGAGTCTGCACCCTGACTCAGGCTCTACCTTTTCTGAAGTCAATAAAGAGAAGGACGCTCAGGAAGAGCTAGACCATATGGTTGTCGAGGCGGACGCCTTGGTAGCTGCGCGTAAGATGAGTGTGACGGAGATGGAGATGATTGCTCGGGTTCTCCTAGAGATTGACCCTAGTAAACTATCTTCTGCTGAGCTCAAGCGCGATATCTTAATCCTAGCTAAGCGATACCCTTCTGACTTCTTAGAAGCTCTAGAAGACCCCTCTTTGGACCTGTACGGCAAGGTGTCACTAATCCTAGAGAAGGGGCTGTTGGGTATGCGTAATAACGGACGCGACATCCACTTCAACTTGAAGACCAATAAGAAGCGTATGATGACGGTTCCTTTTGGTGAAGACCCGAAGTCTGCTATCGCCGCTTACTTACAGAGTGATGATGGTATCGAGGTATTGAAGATGCTTGACAAGCAGCTAGAGTGATTTTTTTAAAACCCCTATCTTTGATAAAAATATTGAACTATGTCTGATTATCCTCTACCAAAATTTGTTGTTTTTCAGAAACCTATTTACGTTCATAATGGAACTAGCGATGGGACTACTACATCTGGAAAGCTAATCGATTCAGAGGCGGGTTTCAATCTCGGGGGTTTTTCTCAAGTACGCCCTGGTATGATTATTCACAATACCACTGATGGTACGTCAGGGGTTGTAACGGCTGTGGATGATGGAAGCACTCTTTCTGTTAGCCCTGCCGACTTAGCTCCAACGGCAAAGGGGTATGTTATTTATGAATCACCAACTTCTGCTGGATGGCCTGTAATTAATTCTGCTGTATATGGTACTACCGCTTCTGGAACAACGACTGCTCCAGGAGATACGAATTACCTTACTACTGTTGTTGATTCTAAGTTTGACCATTTTGTATCCGCTGGAGACATCGTAGTCAATATCACCGATGACACTAAAGCTACTGTTGTAAAGGTTATTGATGATAAAAATTTGCTTTTGGATACCGCTATTGAAACGGGAAAAGCATTTAGGGTTATTACTCCCACTAAACAATGCGATGAGGCTGCTTTCAATTGTGAAAACATTACTTCTATCACCAAGACTAGTGATTCTTTAATTACTGTTGTAATTCCTGATGTAGAAGAGAATGTAGATAACTACAATATCTATATTATCCCAAACACTACGGCGTCAGCTACGCTAGAAGCGGAACTACAATCCTTGGTAGATACGGCTAATGCACAGGCTGGAAACAATCCTTTGTATATACCGCATCCAGTTCAGTATACGAATCTTCTAGTTACTTACATTTCTCACTCTTAAACATAAGACTATGGCGACTAATACGAAACTTATCATACCATCTTCTCCAGATGTAGAAGTTGAAGCGGGAACTGTAGGCTATGTTTGCTTACCTCAGTTGGGTGGAAATGTCTTTACTTTTCCTCTTAAATTAAATGTAGCGCTCTCAGAGCTAGGCATTGGAATAGAAGAGGTGAGTCCCGCTCAGCTAGCTAAATTTAACTATGCGGGGTGGTATTTACGGCAGGTGGTTGCAGCGTTGGCAAAACCAGCCACGCAGGATAAACACACGGCTTTATCATACCCTCCTAGGGCAAGTGTGTTTGGTATTGTCTAATTGAAAAGACATTAACGTAATAGAAAAGGGGTCACAAATAGTGGCCCCTTTTTTTGATTTATCTTTGTCAAAAGCGTCCCTATGATAGATTCGGTAAGAAATACGGTATTGTCGATACTGAACAAGAATAATTTTGGGTATCTCTCTCCAGCAGATTTCAATCTATATGCCAAGCAGGCACAGCTCGAGATATTCGACCAGTACTTCTACGACTACAATTACCAGATTAATAAGGAGAATATCCGCCAGTCAGGAACGGGCTATGCCGATATAGCAAGAAGCCTCGAGGAAGTTATCGATACATTCTCTACGGTAGCTAATTTTACTACCAATACGTTTGCTCTTCCAGCCGATTATTTTCTTCTCAATAAGCTACTTCCTACAGGAAGCAACTACGAGATGGAGCAGGTATCAAACTCAAAGATTAATTTACTCCTCTCTTCGTACCTGACCTCGCCATCGCTAAGTTTCCCTGCATATGTGCAGAACGGAAATAACGCTACGGCATATCCTGATACTATTACCTCGGGAACAATTCAGTATATCCGCTACCCGCTAGAGCCCAACTGGACGTACTCAACACTTACGGCAGGTGAACCTGTATTTGACCAAGGCCAAGCCGACTACCAAGATTTTGAGTTGCCTGCTGATGACGAACCTCGATTGGTAAATAAGATTTTACAGTATTCAGGGGTATCAATACGTGAGATGGATGTGGTAAATTATTCACTGGGACAAGAACAGCTAGACGACCAAGCAAGCAAGTAATATGGCATACCTAACTCAATACCAATACTACGAGAACGCTGGAGCTTCGCCTGAAGACGCGAACTGGGGTTCATATCAATACGTGAGCTTGCGCGATATCGTCAGCAACTACCAGCTTATGTACAGCGGTAACAACGAGCTGGTCAACGAGAAGTCTCGATATAAGATTCTGTTTCACGCTAAGCGGGCGATACAGGAGCTCAACTACGATGCGTTCAAAGAGATTAAGGTATTGCAGCTTAACGTATCGGACGACTTGCGGTTTATACTTCCTAGTGACTATGTCAACTGGGTTCGGTTATCTATGTTTAAGAACGGGGTGGTATTCCCTTTGACTGAGAATATTCAGGTTACCAGCGCACAGGCTTACTTACAGGACTCCAGCAATCGTATTTTGTTTGATGAGTCGGGGGCGGCATTGAAGCCAGAGTTCTCTCCTATAGACGAGGCTAGGCTGAATAAGACCTTGAAGTCTATGTACCTCAATGAAAACAGCCCATATGACGGATATGAAGGGTGGTGTATTGATGGTATGTGGTATTTTGACTTCCCTGTAGGAGGCGCGGCATTTGGCCTCAATACAGAGACGGCTAATGCAAACCCTACGTTTCGTATCGACCCCAAGGCTGGGGTTATAAACTTTAGCTCGGCTATGTCGGGTGAGAGCTGTATCCTTGAATATGTGAGCGATGGTATGGAGGGCGGTGATGACTCACTAATTACGGTAAACAAACTTTTCGAAGACTACGTTTATGCGTATATCTCCTACGCATTGCTGAACTCACATATGGGTACACAGGAGT